AAACTACAGGTTGGTATGACCTTATGAGAGGTTTTGTTTTATCAGATGAATTTCTAAATATAATCACAACCTTAAAAGAACAAGTTGAAGAAGGCTATAGATTTACACCTATTCTTAAAAACTTGTTTAGAGCATTTACAGAATGTCCAATTGAAAACTTTAAAGGTATCTTTATTGTAGATGGTCCTTATGCAGAAATAGGTACAGCTGATGGTGTTGCTTTTAGCTGTAAAGAGTTTCCTATAAGAAGACCTGAACAAATGATGTTAGAAGAAGCTATCAAATGTAATATTGAAAATGATAGTGAATCTTATAGCATAGAGAAAGATCTTTCAAGTTGGGCTAACCAAGGTATATTAATGCTCAACAGTTCATTAACAACCAAAATAGACAGGCATCATTCACATTTTGTATTATGGAGTCCTTTTATAGCATATCTTATTGATATGATCAATACAAAATTAGATTGTAAGTTTGCAGTACTATTTGGTGAAAAGTCTTCTTATTATAAAGACTTATTTTCTGATAAAGGATATGTTCAAAGTGTTGACCATCCTTCAGAATTATACAAAAAAGGCTTAAGTGGTTCAGTTTTAAGTAATGTTTTTAAAGGCATCAATGATGAATTGATAAATTCAAATTTAAAACCAATTGTATGGTGATAAATTTGGAAAAAAACTTAAAAATTACTAAATTTGTGAACTCATGACAGCTTTCTCAGTTAGAAATAGTGAGCATTTTGAAAACCCTAATTCAAATGCTAGTCCTTCTGTTCCAGAAGAAAAAGTGGTTGCTAAAACAACCTCTGAAACTCCTGTGATTAAACCCTCAAAATCAACAGGTCCATGGAAGAGATATAGTGACATTTTGCAAGAAAGTGTGGATTATGCAAAAGCAAGGCAACAAGGGAAAATTAAATCTCTAAAAACAACATGGAAAGGCTTTAACAGTATTGGTTTAAATGGTATTGAATGGCAATCATTGTATGTTTTAGCAGCAAGACCTGGTGTAGGTAAAACTTTAATTGCAGCAACTTTAACAAGAGGTTTGCAAAGAATGAATCCTGATCAGAAATTTGCTGTACTACATTTTCAATTTGAAATGTTAGGTAGAAACATGGGAATGAGAGAGTTATCATCAGGTACTAACTTAAACATCAGATACATTCAGTCATCTCAAGATGATGGTATGCCTGCTTTATCAGAAGCAGATTGGAATAAGTTGAAAAACTATGCTGATCTTCAGAATGATAGAGAAGAATATGTTGTAGATAGAGCTTTGACTGTATCACAAATGAAAGATGTTATAACAGCTTTTTACAAAGAAGTAAAAATTCCAATTGTTATAACATTAGATCATGCTGGTTTGGTAAAACAATCTGTTTCAGATACTTCTAAACAACAGACTTTACAAAATCTTTCAACAATGCTTACTGAAGTCAAAAATGCTTTACCAGTTACATTTTTGATATTAACACAATTAAACAGAGATATTGACAATGCTGAACGTCAAAAACCTGGTAAACTGGAAAACTACCCTACAGAGGCTGATGTATATGGTAGTGATTATTTATTACAATGTGCAGATGTTATGATTGCTTATAACAGACCTGCAAAATACAACTTAAGTCTTTATGGACCTTCAAGATTTGTTATTTCACCTTCTGACAAGTACCTCCTTGCCATGCATGTTCTAAAAAACAGGTTTGGTGAGTTAAGCATACAGTGGTATCAAGCTGATTATGCTACTATGAGCGTTTTACAAGTGAGAGAACCATCTAGAGCAACTAAAGCAACAGTTTAAATTATTAAAAACAAATTATCATGTCGACAACAACAATGGCAGAACCTGCAAAAAAACACATTACGCAATTAACTTCAGAATCAAGAGCTTTCTGGACACCATTATTTAAAAACTTAAAACTTGAAGAGTTTCAATACAGTGCAAAAATTGGATACTTGAGTAAAGAATTTGAAGAAAATGGTTTGGGAAGAGTTCCAGCAGTTAGATTCTTTAGAAATGAATTAACAAAAGGTGACATCTATTTTGAAATTTTCAACTTTGATAACACATTGTATTATGGTACAAGAAGATTATACAAGTTGAATCACAATCCTTTCTTTGAAGCAGATACAGTTAATTACAAAAAAATTAATCATCCAACATTTGAGACATATGCTGTTAAAATGACTGATTTTGAATTGATTAATGAATCACCAATGACTGCATTATTTCCTGAGTTTCATGTAAAAACAGTTGCTGAACCAACAACTGTAAAATCTTATGGAAAAAGTGAATCAGGTGCATTGGTAGAAGAAAAACCTGAAGCTAAAATAGACAATCCAGCTATCACTAGTTCTTTTCCTATTTTAGAAGAGTTTGAGGATGCTAATGCAAATCAAATGACAATGAGAGATTATTACTGTATGTTACAGAATGTTCCTATGTCAAACAAAAAATGGTTGAATCAATTAATTTCAGAAGGAAGAAAATGGCAGAAATAAAAAAAGAAGAAGGTGGTTTTGTACTACCAACCAAGATTGTAAAAGCAAATTTTACAAGTCCTAAAAACATGATTATTTTTAGCAAACCTAAAGTTGGAAAGACAACCCTCCTTTCTCAACTTGAAAATTGTCTAATTATAGATCTTGAAGATGGTTCAGACTATGTAGATGCTTTGAAAGTTAAAGCTAAAAGTGTATCTGATATTACAAAAATTGGAAAGGCTATCCATGATGCAGGAAGACCTTACAAGTATGTAGCATTAGATACTATCACAGCTTTAGAAGAAATGTGTATCCCATTTGCAGAAGAGTTATACTCAAAATCTGCAATGGGTAAAACATGGTTTACAGATGGTAAAAAGAAGTATGGCTCAATATTGAACTTAGCTAATGGTGCTGGTTATCCATGGTTAAGACAAGCTTTTGAAAAAGTAATAGAGTTTGTAAAAACATTTGCTGATCATGTTATCCTTATTGGACACATTAAAGATACAATGTTGGAGAAAAATGGTGTTGAATTCAACTCTTTAGAGTTAGATTTAACAGGTAAGCTAAAAAGAATCAGTACTTCTAAGTCTGATGCTATTGGTTACTTATATAGAAAAGGTAATCAATGTATCTTAAGTTTTAAAACTACTGATGAAATTGCTTGTGGTGCAAGACCTGAGCATTTAAGAAATCAAGAGGTTGTTGTATCACAACAAGCTGAAGATGGCTCAATTAAAGTTGACTGGACTAAAGTCTTTGTTGACTAAAAAAAAACAAAACAAAAAAAAAATTTATTTATTAACATTAAAAACAAAAAAATTATGTCTTTCAAATCAAATGACTTCAATGCAAATGCAACTTCTTATGTTCCTAAAATCATGACTCCTGGAACTGTTCGTGCTAAAATTTCAGATATCAAATTAGATGTACCTCCTTATAACAAGGAGGCTTACTCAATTGTGGTAACATTAGAAGGTGAAGAACAAGGTGGTGAATTTCAAGGTCTTCCTATAGACAGATTGAATCCAAGTTTAGGTAACTACAAAGGTCAAGTAGCTACAGTAAGAAGTGGAAGATATCCTTTTTCTGATTATACCTTCCAAGGTAAAGAAGTAAAAAGAGATCAATCTATTTTCAAATGGATCAACAATCTTGCAAATCAAATGGGTGTTTTGGAAAAAATGAATGCAGACAATGTTACTGCTGAAACTATTGAAGAATATGTTGAAGTATGTAAAAAATACCTTTTAAACACTTGGGGTATGTTTACAATTGCTGGAACAGAGTACTTTACTGAAGGTTATGACAAACCTAACTACAGATTGTTTTTCCCTAAACAATCAGGTAAATTACTTCCTTACTCTGCTATTGAATCAGAAAATGGTTGGGAAAACTTATTAATGTTCAACCAAGCAGAACACATTATTCAAAAAGTTGATGCTCCAGCTGGAGAAGAGTTCAATACTCAACCAACTGATTCTGATTTTCCAGAGTCACCTTCTGACTATGTGAATTTAGAATTACCTATGTAATCAAAAAAAAAAAATAATTTTTTTAAAGGGTAGAGTTTTAAGCTTTACCCTTTTTTTTATATTTGTGTTATGTTTTCAGTAAGAACCCACGTACCACATGTAAAAGATATTCCTTCAGAATGGATTTTTGAAAATTATCTCAATCTACCTGAACCTTTGACAGGTCAAAGAGTTAAAATTAATAGTGTATTCAATCTTTCAGATAAAACTCCTTCTATGGTTATCTATGTAGGAGCAAATAATAAATACATCTTTAAAGACTTTTCATCAGGTACATCAGGTGATGGAGTTAATCTTGTATCTTATCTCTTCAAATTAGATTTGAGAAGTTCTGCACAGAAAATTAGTGAAGACTATGAGCTTTACTTAAAAAATGGCAAAGAGCATAAAAAATCTACTTTTAAAGCAACTACTCAGCATTTCAATTATACAAAATGGGTTGTTGAAGATGTTGTTTATAGAGATTTTTCTGTCAATGATGCCAATTTTTGGATGCCTTATAACATAACTGGACATATGTTAAAAAGGTATGATGTAAGACCAATACACTCTTACAACATGAGAGAAGTTGATTCTAAAGGAAATGTTGTAAATGAGTTTCATGTAAGAACAAGTTTGTTATTTGGGTATCATGATCACAAAGGTGAATTGTATAAAATATATCAACCTAAAAGTAAAAAGAAGTTTATAAAAATCAAGGACCATATTCAAGGTTCAGATAAAATAGGAAAGCAGCCAACTTTAATAATAGCTTCTTCTTTAAAAGATTGTATGTCTTTGAAAAGCTTAGGTTTGAGAATTGAAGCAATTGCACCTGATAGTGAAAGTTGTATTCTCAGCAAAGAACAAATTGATGTTCTTAAAAAAAGATTTAAAAAAATTGTTGTTATTTTAGACAGTGATGAAACAGGTGTTAAATCTATGGTTAAGTATAAAGAACTGTATGACTTACCTTTCATTTATTTACCATTAGAAAAAGATATCAGTGATATTGTAAAACATCATGGTAAAGAAAGAGCACTTGTTGAAATTGTCCCTAAACTTAATCATATAACTTCTTCTTAAAAGAATTTTTGGTATTTTTGCTAAAAATCAGATTATGAAGAATTTATTTTGGTTGTTTAACAACAAAAAAATCACAACAATAGAACAAATCCCAAATCATTTAGAAGTGATTGGGTTTGTTTATAAAATCACCAATACATTAACAGGAAAGTTTTATATTGGTAAAAAAAACTTACATTCTGTTAGAAAAGTAAAAATCTCAAAAGAAGAAAGAGAATTAAGTAAAACAAGAAAAGTTTTCAAGCAAGTAAGTAAAGAATCTAACTGGTTGTCTTATAATGGCTCTTGTTCTGAGCTAAAAGAAGATATTGTTAGATTAGGTGCTGATAAATTTAAAAGAGAAATCATTGAATTCTGCTGCACTAAAAAGTACTTAAACTATTGTGAGTTGGCACATCAAATAAAAAATGATGTGCTGACTTCTAATAGTTACAATGGAAATATTCTTGGTAGATACTTTCTAAGAGATATGGATAACTGTAAATCATAAATTACAAAAAAATATG